TGCCATTTGCTAGAGTAACTGCAACCTCACAAGCACTGGCTGCTGCTGCAACACCTCCTGCGTTTGTTGTGTCGTTTATCTCTGCAGTTAAAGCTTTTAATCCATAGGTCGTATCTGTTATGTAATCTCTTATACACAAAGCAGGGTTATCACTCCATGCGGTACTACTGTCTCTAGGATCAAAAACTTTTTTACCTTTAACTACGAAAGACATATTAGGCATACCACCCCCAAACTTTTCAGGGTCAAATACCATTTGAATGTAGACGTATGCACAATCTAAAAACTTATCTGTTGATACTAGAGAACTTTGTGCAACTGCATAACCATTTGCTGCAGTCTGTGAACCATCTTCAAAACAGAATCTTACCAATCTGCCATTGCTGTCATATTTATTTTCATTTTCTGTATTGGAAAATTCTGAATTGGTTACAGTAAAAACAGTTGAACCACTTATAGTACTGCTGCTAGTAGTAAGGTCTACATCATTTAACCTTACACTTTCTAAGCTTTCTATTTCATGACCTGAAAGAACAACAACTGCGTGTAATAAAAAATTATCTGTGCCTGTTGTTTCCATGTGTACTATTGTTCCACCGACACGACACTTGCCATATATTAGTTGTCTAGGATTAGTTGATGCACGCGTTGCAAACTTAGTTCCAAAGTTAGCGCCTGTAGCATTTATGCCCTTAGAGGTCATTCCTCCTATAACACCTGCTACAAGTGTAGTTGCAAATGTCGTAGCGGCTAAACTTGTAAGTGCGGCAGTACTAAGAGCAGCACCTCCAAAAACAGGTGCAAGTAAAGCGCCGCCAATAGCAATAAAAGTAACTACTAATGCTGCTTTAATTGCCTTAGCCATCTATTCTCCAAGCCTTCACAACATCAACATTTTGCTTAACTACTAAACCATCATCATTGACACCTAAAGCACTCACTCCATCAAAGACACAAGCTAGTTCACTTTCTTCTTTGTAAACTCCAAAGTCTCCCTTTGTGATGTAAGCAGGTTCTATTGTGTTGATACCTGTAGTCTTTTTAATTGCGTTGTCTATCGCTGCTGCCAGTCCTTTTCCTTTGCCATATTTAAAAATACTCTGCATGGCTTGTTCTTCTGTTTGCCATTTCCATGTATTAGGCAAAAGATCTTTTTTTGTCATAGTTTTTATAAAACCATTAGTAAACATTACACAATCCCATTTACCCCATTCAAAAGGTGTGTTTATGTTTCTATTTACATAAGCATCAAAAGATATTTCCCAGTCAGGTATTTTTTTCATCATCTTTGTGAAACATAATCATAAGGGTCACGATCACCGCCACTTTGTCCGCTGTTTATATCTTGCTTTTGCCCCCATGCTATTTGCTTATCTGCTAACTGTTGTACTCTGTTGAATCCTGTATCGCCATTATTTAAGAACTGTTGTGATTCTAAAGTATATCTAAGGTTGGAAGGTCTTTCTAAATCTACTAATCTATTTTCACAATCAATAGTTATGGTTGCACCATCAGGTGTATCGGTGATTGTTAATGAAGTCATGCGTCCTTTAAATAATGTGAGTTCACCTGCGCTTTCATTAGAGCCACCCATTTGAAAGCCTAAGAATAAAGTTATTGGTCTATTTTGATAATTCTCTGTAAGAGCATAATCAAGGACAGTTGCATCCATGCCTGATAAAGCAATAGTAAGACCACTTGATTTAAGTTCTAAATCTTCTTCTACACCACTTATAGATAGTAGTGAGCCTGCTCCTGTGTAAGTTTCTGAATTAACTGTAATATCATCTGTACCCGACCAAACCCTTATATCGTCAGTGTCAAACTCTGCTTTTACAGCAAAAAACATTGTTTGTGCATCAGCACCAAGTCTGTTGGATATTGCTGTATCTACACCTTGTCTTGTAGCCATTACACTACCTCAATACAAGAAAAACTTATTCCATATAATGATGCTCTATCTGCATGCCAATCTACAGTATTATCCTGTAACCTAAATAAGCCTTTAGGATTTTGGAATATAACAAATTTATTGTCTGCTAAATCTGATCTAAGTTTTGGTTCTATCTGAACAGAGTATCTATCAGGACTAGCATCTGTTTTAGTAGCATCTTCTACTACCATAACTAACTGTACTGGATTTTCAGTAGTGGCTGTGCCTGCTGTTATACCAAGATAGTCACCTTTTTTGATTGTGCCTGTAAAGCTGCTTGTGGTATCTAATGATAATCCTGTTGCACCCTTTACGTTCTGTTGTACTTTGCAGCCTGACGTAGAACTTACATTTGTTAAAACACTATCAACGACTACAACTGTTGCACTTGTCTTTGTAGTTATCTTGTGTGTTCCGTTGTTTTCTTCATTAGCTAAACCAGTAACGTGTATAAAATCTCCAACTACTGCAGACCCAAAAGTGCTTGCACCTGCTGTAAAAGTATTCCCATTTGTTACTGTTAAAGCTACGTTAGTGTTATCTACCCTTTTATCGCTCAGTAAATGCGTTGTATTGAATGTTCCTGTGTTAGTTAGGGCATCAGGGTCAGCAAACTTAAAATGATTTGTAGTGCCTTTTAATTGCAGTAAAAAAGATTGCCATTCTTTAGCCTGTGTTCTGTTCATTGCAGGTAAGGTTACATCTGCAGTCCAATATACTGCATCATATTCTTGTGTCAGTTGCTTGCCTGTAAATGGTGAAGCGGTTTGTCCTATTGCCCTGAATAGACTGAAATTACTTCTAACAAAGTTAGGAGTTGTAGGCATTGTTATTAATCTAGCCACTTCCTAATAATCCTTTTCTAAATGAACCACCACGCACTGCTGCTTCTAGCACTGCACCTTTTGTAACATCTGATATCTGTGGAAGCATCTTCTGTACTTCTGCTCTGACTGTTGGAACTACACCTGTAGCAAAGTTTACTGATTGATTAACTATTATAGGTGAACCGCCCATAGCGTTCTTACTGTTCATATTGTTCATGATAGTACCACCAGTGTTAGGAACAAATATCTCTGCACCACGCTCCCCTACTAATGTAGGTTGTCCTCTTTGTACTGTTCCACCTCCTGCTAATTCAGGTAATTTTTGAAAATCTTCTCCACCAAAACCTGCTCCGCTTGTATGAAAAACAGCATTTAATATTTTATTGATAACCCCCATTTGTAAGAATATAGCAATAATTTGACTAACTAAATTTTTAGCGAAGTCTTTAAAAGAATCCAATGCACTTTCTGCATTCATTAATGAATCTACAAAATCCATCGCAAATGATTGTGATGCACTAACTATAGCTTGTGACATTATTTGTGCAGCACCTTCAACATCATCAGCTTTATCAATCATTCCTTCTATAGAGTCTTTAAAATTATCAAATTTTAAATCTTTATCTATTTGTCCCATTTCTTTCATCTTGTCAAAAAAAGGTTTAAGTGCTTCATCACCTTCTTTCATAAGGTTTTTTATATCTTCTAATGGGTCTTGTGATTTTCTAAAAAGACCTAATAGTTCCGTTCTTAACCTTAACTCCCTACCCATAAGCCTTATTCTTTCTACTTCTGCCTCGTCAACTGGTGGTACGTTATTACTACCAGTATCTCCGTCTGTATTGAATTCTTTATTGCCAAACAAAGTGTAAAAACCAACTCTGCCGCCTTCTCTAAACTCCTTAACTGCATCTGCCAACCTATTAAGGAATGTAGATATATTGTCTACTGCATCTTTTAGCATACTATCTAAACCTGAAAGAAATATCTCATTCATTAAGTTTTTATAGGCTATTTGCATATTTGAAGTTTTTACAGCAAGAGTGTCCATTGAATCAGCCATAGTTCCACCGAATCGTTCTTGCAGTCCTGAAGTTAAGGCTTTAACTAAAAGTGCTGCACCCTCTGCAGTTTTTCCAAAATCTGCTATATCTGCTCTTGTTAAACCTAATCTATCACTAAATATTGTAAATACGTCTATACCTCTGTCAGATATCATATTAAGTTCTTCCAAGCCTAATCCACCACCAACAGATCGTTGTGTTAATTTAATTAATGCCTCAAATGTACCTAGTGTATCTGTAGCTACGGATGCTGTATCTGCAAAGGTTTGTAGTTGTTTTTCGTTTGGCTCTATGCCTGCAGATTTAAGGGCAATAAATGCTTTTGTAACAGTTTCTACTTGAAAAGGTGTTGTTTCTGCAAATCGCAAAACTCTATCCATAGCAGCTTTGCCTTGTTCCATGCCACCAAAAACTTTGTTTAAAGAAACAGCTAGGGTTTCAAATTCCATACCGACACGAACTATATTTCCTACAAGTACTGCGGTTAAAGCAGAAAGAGCAGTAACAGCGACAGCTGCTTTTGAAAATGCAGCATTCATACGCTCGCCTGACTTTTCAGCGTTTTTATTACTTTGTTTTAACTTTTTGTTAACGCCATCTAACTCTTTTCTAAGTTGTTTAGTTTCAGCCTTTATAAGTATTTTTAATTCGTCTACAGTAGCCATTAATCAGGGTATAACTCCATTAAATTTCCTAACTCATCTTGCGACATTGGTTCTTCACTTTCAGCAGCATGAAATTGTTTGAATCCTTTTATTGACTCATACATTTCTCTAGGTGACATATTCCAAAAATCGTCTGGTCGCATCATCATCATGCCTAAACATATTTGCATATATAACTTCCATTCTATTCTGTTGTCTCCAGTGGCTTTTTTCCTGTACCACCTTCTGCGGCTTCAGGATCAGTTAAAGAGTCTGCTAGTAACTGTGCAACTGTAGTTGATGCTTCTAATAAAGATGAGTTTGTAATAATTTCTTTAATTTTTTTATCATCAAAATCATTGCCTCCACCTCTTAAAGCATATCTAAGAACAGCTATTAAAGTCTTAACTCTAACTCTTGCCTGTGATATATCATTAGCAAGTTCAAGAATCCCTTTATCCAGTTCATCTTCTATCTTTACCAGTGAATCTATGGTCAATCTACATTTATAAGTTTGACCGCCTAACTCTATCTCAATCTCGCCCTTTAGTGGGTTTGTCATCTGACTTCTCCTTTGTTGTACTTGCCATTGCAAGTTTAATTGTAATAATGTCATCTCTTCCATCTACTGAACTAGATAACACCTTATAGGACTTACCATCTACTGTTACGTCAGATGGGTCTTTTCCTAACTGGTTGGCTACTTCAAGGACATCCCCATTAAGCATAGCAGGGATGTTGCCTTTAGCGCCTTTGACTTTTACTGATTGCCAAGCCATTTGTTAGACTGTGGCAAACGTAATAGCACCTGCACTTTCAAAAGATACACTGTAAGTTACTTCACCATTGTATTCACCTGCATATTCAAGCGATGTAATCTGGAAAGCACCTGTAAATGTACCAAAGTCAGGTACTAGGAATTGATAATTATTCTGTGTATCAGCTAGTGCGTTTGTTTTCATAGTTGCTTCACTTGCTCCATCTGTAAAGACTCCGCTACCTGAAACACTAATAGATTGCACACCTGCATCTGCTAACAAAGTTCTGTTGTTAGAACTGTCTTTGTTAGTTACGTCTACTGATTCATTGTTGACTGTAAGACTTGTTGATCTTAAGCCTGCTATTGTTGTGAAAGTTTCAGGTGAACCTGCGTTACCCACTTTCATAAGCATTGCACTACCTTTTTGTGCTGCCATATTTATACTCCAATTGAGAAAGCATTAGTTATTTACTTTCTAATTAAACAAGCCAACTGGCATCCAATTTTATTAGTAACAGCTAGTTAAGAAGTTCCTAATATTATGGCTCGGAATCGCATGACTCCGTGCCTAGTAATCCCATCAGGGTCTACTAAAACATCACCAAATTCAAACCTAAGATTAACTAAGTTAAATCCAGTAACACTTAAACTGTAATCATGCAGTAAATCGTGAATCCTGTCCATGATTTGTTTAGTTTCTTTACTGCCTTTGTACTGTGACCATATATCTAAATTAATTGTGTATTCACTACCATCTACATCTTTTGTAGAAAAATCTATAGAACTATCCCTACCCATTGTTACAAATGGATAGCTGTTACCCTCTTGCACTTCATCATATATACCTGCACTTAAAGTATTCGTAAGGTTAGAGTCTCCGTTTAACCTAGAGTAGATAGCACTTTGTATAGCGAATTGTCCTAATGCCATTAGTCTACATACCCTCCCTTCTTAAATATTCTTTTGATCTTAGGTCTGTTTCTTTCCAAAGCAGGCTGCATAAAAGGTCTAGGGTCTATAGTAGATGTGCCAAACTCTAAATAAGGTGCGTATGGTGCAGATGCCACTATTTGTCCTATAACTGTAGTTCCCTGCTGTTTTACGCTAGAGGTTATATTGCTTACTAAGAATCCTGTATCAGATGCAGGTGGCTCGCCTTTAGCTGATGCTGTATGTTGTCTTCTAGGATTGTACTTTTGATAAGTGATACCAGTACCACCTTTCATAATACTTTGTTTAGCATGACCTT